ACCTGTATTATAAAAAAGATATTGCTGAATTAACTCGGCATCCGTTACGAACTTTCTTTTTCGATATCGAAGTTATTGCTAACGAATTTCCTGATCCAATGGAAGCGAAATTTCCAATCACTTCAATTACTATATATGATACAAATCTGAAAAAGTATTTTACATGGGGCATTGGTAAATACGATGATTATTCTTGTAAAGATCATTTAGTTGGAATTGAACCCGAAGAAATTGTTTATGAGTATTGTGCAGGGGAAACACAACTTTTAAAGAAATTTATCAGATTTTGGCGTGCAAATTTTCCTGATGTTATCGTTGGATATAACTCATATAGCTTCGATGTTCCTTACATTGTTAATCGTCTAGAAACGGTATTGGGTGAAGGATATAGTAAAAACCTGTCACCTGTCAATAGTATATATAGTAAATCTGTTCAAAATAGATATGGTCAGGAATATATCGAATATGAATTTGGCGGTATTGCCCATATGGATTATATGGTTCTTTATAGATATTTCACTCCCGGTGAACGGGAAAGCGATTCCCTTGATTTTGTATGTTATTCTGAATTAGGAAGTGGTAAATTGGATTACGGCGATACCTCCCTCCAAGAGCTTGCGAAACAGGATTGGAATAAGTTTATTAACTATAACATTTGGGATGTTAAGTTGATGATCATGTTAGATGAAGAGAAGAAATATTTAGAAATCGCCAAGTTCTCTGCATTTAGCGGATTCTGTAATTTAGATAAAGCATTTGGTAAAACTGCAATCATTACAGGTGTATTAGCAAAACAATCCTTAGAAGATGGAAAATATATTTCCACACAGAAAGGTGTGGAGCATGCAGAGAAAATACCGGGAGGATATGTTAAGGCTCCCGAAGAAGGATTGTATGAAGATGTGGTTAGCTTCGATGCTAACTCCCTCTATCCGAGTAATATTATCACTTTAAATATTTCTCCTGAAACCAAAGTTGCCAAAATCCTTGATAAGGATGCAGAAAAATACACGCTCTTACTTTGTAAAGAGAATAAGAAAATGACCGTGGCAAAGGATAGATTTTATGAATTCCTTCGCTTGAAAAATTGGTCATTTGCGGCTAACGGGGTAATGTATGATCAATCTGTTAAAGGTATTGCTGCTAGTTTCTGTGATACTCTTTATCAGAAAAGAAAAAAGGTTAAAGAGGAAATGTTTCTAATTGATCAACAATTAGAAACCATGGAAGAGGGAACGGCAGAATATAAGAGATTGAAAACGCTTTCTTCACAGAAGGATGTTGAACAATATCTTTATAAGATTTTGTTGAATTCTACTTACGGTGCTTTTGCCAATAGATTCTTTGCTCTATATGAGTTGGATGTGGCAACCTCTGTAACAACCACAGGGCAAGCCATGATTAAAAAGAGTGCGCAAATTATCAATGACTACATTGCTTCTGAATGGGGTATTGATAAAAAAGATAGAGTCGTATTTTCCGATACCGATTCTGTAGGTGTTACTATTAAGGATATTGTCGAAAAACACAATCTTGTAATTTTTGACGAAGACAAGAACCTTACCAAAGAGTTTAATATTATTGAGAATAAAATCTCTGATCATCTTAATTCTGAGATTAATAAATGGTCTAAAGAGAAATTAAACTCTGCTGATTCTCGTTTCTTCTTTAAGAGAGAAAGTGTTTGCCCAAAAGCTATGTGGATGGGTAAGAAACATTACGTAATGTATATTCTAAACAAAGAAGGCAAGAAGATGAATAAGTTTAAATATTCAGGAGTTCGTCTTGCCAAGTCTACTTTATCTGATAAAGCAAAGGATATTTCTAAGAAGATTGTAGAGATTATCATGGGTACTAAAGATCAAAAGATAGCAGATCAAATGATCTTTGATGCATATGAAGAATTTAAGGCGTTCGGAGTTAATGATATTGCAGAACGAGGGGGTATAAAAGTACTGAATAAATGGGACACTAAAAATAACGGGTTAGTATGTGCAAAAGGCACAACTCGTTCTGCAAAACTTAGCATCTTTCACAACGAATTATTAAAAATGAATAATCTTGAAAATGTCTATAGAAAAATAGAAAATGGATCAAAGATAAAGATGTTACACATTAAGGATAATAAATATAACCTTGAAGGTATTGCATACCAAGATAAGTTGCCAGCGGAATTTGGAGTAGAACCTGATTATGAGAAAATGTTTTTCTATGATATCATAAAAAGCTTACAACCCGTATATGATGCTCTTACATGGAAGATGCCCAACCCTAAATTACAATATGAAACAACGCTTGAAGAATTATTTGGTTAATATTAAACGGATATATAATATTATATTCGAAAACAGAGATTTAACCGATATCCAAAATGATTATTATTTAAATAAATGGATTAGTAAATCTGAATTAGAGAAATTATTCGAATTTGAAAAAATACAGTTATTAGAGGCATATAAAGAGAAAGAGCAAGAATCTATAGATTTGTTGAAAAGTTTCAATATGAATTCCTTATCTAATTATGAAGCATTGGAAAGAAAATATCAAGGTAGTTTAAAAAAGAAGCAATAATACTTGAAACATATTCACCTACAGGATTAATACTAACATGGAACAAATCGTAGGAATTTACAAAGACATTAGCCAGTTTATCATCGGTATTTTGGTTAAAGAAACAGATACACATGTGGTATTACGCCGAGCATTATTGGTTAGTGTAGAAAAAGATAAAAATGGTAACGGACTAGTCCCTAACTTTTTCCCTGTAACACTATTAACACTTGACCCACCTTTCCATATGATGGGATTCTTGAAAGAACAAAATATTGATTTTGAAACTTGGTACAAAAAAGACACGCTCTTGAATCCAGTTCCTCAAGAACTTAACGATCAAGTTACCCAAGTATATATGCAAAACTTTATAGGAGTGCTACCTCCTAATGCATCAGTCCCTCTACCTGTAGAGGGTAAATCGGAGGGTAAAACACCTGAAAATAACATAGTCAAACTATTCTAAAAAAAGGCGGCGAAAGCCGCCTTTTTAGTTGTTATACACTGCGTTATAGAGTAAATTCATACATGTCGAAATTACTCGAAAAGTTAAGAAAAAATACCATTGTTGATGCTCAATTATTAAAAAATAGCAAATATTTTGATGAAGGAAAATTCATCGCGACCCGTGTTCCATTGCTCAATCTAGCCCTGTCAGGAAAGATTCGTGGAGGGGGTCTTCCTAAAGGAATCGTACAGATTGCCGCTCCACCTAAACATTTCAAAACTAACTTCATGTTAGAATTGATGTTAGGTTTCCAAAATGATCCAGATAATGCGAATCAAGACTATATCATCGTTCTATATGATAGTGAATTAGGATCAACTCCTAGCTATTATGAGAAAATGGGGCTTGATACTAGTAAGATTGATCATCGTCCTATTAAGTCGGTTGAAGAACTTCGTTCAGATATTGCAAATCTTTTAAATGATATATCAGAAGGTGACAGAGTTCTAATTTGCGTTGACTCCATCGGTATGCTTCGCTCTAACAAGGAAACAGAAGATGCTAAATCCGGTCATGATGCTGCTGATATGACAAGAGCAAAGGCATTGAATTCCTTGTTCCGAATCATTACTGCTGAATCTGCTATTAAGCAAATTCCGATTGTTATTATTAATCACTCATATGGAACCCTAGAAATGTTCTCTAAGGAAGTTGCCAGCGGTGGTCGTAAGACACAATATGCTGCTCATACCCTTCTATTCATTACAAAGGCACAGGATAAGGAGAAAGAAGACGGTAAAGACGTTCTTAAGGGATTCCGATTCACGCTACGTGCGGGCTTATCGAGATATGTTAAGGAAAATGCTACATTCCCTATTACAGTGCATTTTGGTGAAGGAGTTGATCCTTTTTCAGGATTGTTTGACTTGGCCTTAGACTTGGGTTACATTATCCCACAGAAACAAGGCTGGTACAAGATGAAAGATTGGACAGAAGATAAAAAACAAGTTAGACGGGCAGACCTTGAAGAAGATGAAGACGTAATGAATGCGCTTCTAGATGATGACTCTTTCTGTGCAGCCGTAGAAAAAATATACAGTTTATAACATGGATAAAAACCCTTTTCATTTTGAAGATTTATATATCGCCTTTGCTGAGAAATATCCTTGGGCGTTTGATAAGTTAGGACTTACAAAACAGATTAATGATCATATCCTTTATTTAGGGAATAAGACAGGTGGTGCATTGGTTCGATATATTTTACCGGGAGTCTATAAATCTGATTATCTCTTAAAATATAAAGATTGTCATATTTGTACCTTCCCCGTCGAAATTGATGCAGGTCGTCCACCTACATTATCTGTCTGGTGCCAACTTGATAATTACCGAATAATTCAAGCAAATCTTGGATTAGCAGATTCAGAAGATACAGAGTTTAGTTTGGGATTAACATTACATACCTCCAAACCTCAACAGTATATTGATATGTTGAAAGATGTTAGAGACTATCGTATCCTTCCTCCTAAAAAGAATTTAGGATTTAATACTTAATGATTGAAGCAACTATATCATATATAGGGACGTTTATAGATCGTCCCAACATAATACGCTTTACCTTTGCAGAAGATGATATTGCAATGGAAAGTAAAAATGAAACAACTGGTAAATTTGAAAAAATTACCGTTGGTCA